GGGAGGCTGCCGAGCGGGCCGCGCTGGAGCAAGCCGAGGCTGCGGAGTGGGAGCACCTGGTCGCTGGCCTGTCGCCCGTGGGCCTGGCGGCTATTGAGGCCGAGGCCAGGGACAGCCTGAGGCCGCTCGTGGGCCGCAAGATCGACAAAGTGGCGTCTGACGCGCCTCAGATACGGGCCGCTATGCGGGAGTTGCTCAGAGCTCGAGCCAGTCCTGACTCTGGCTGACCCCCCCGACGAAAACTGTCGCGATGAGTTTAGGAGGACGTATGAAGCTCAGAAGGTTTTTCCGGCGCTCGACCAGGCGCCACTTGCGGCGAGATTGCCGACACAGGCAACAGGACTGGCTCTTGGCCCGGGCCGAGGCTCGGCACGATGCGCGTCTAGGTTTCGAGGTGGTGGCCAACTGGGCTGCGATCTACGTAATGCGTCAGGACGCACGCGCGATCGGCCTGAGGCACACGACAACTATCGGAGATCCGGTCAGCTTTGGGCGCTTTGCCCAGTCGTTGCTACGAGCCCGGCTGCTGGTCGCTCGGACTGAGGTATGGCCGTGAAGAGTCGCTGGAGGCAAGCCGGGCTACAGGTGATCGCTCGACTATGGCCCCGTTACTCGCACCTGCGAGGCGCTGAGCTGCGGGCAGCGGTCAATGCGCACTATCCGTGGGGACCGAGGCAGCATCACCCCTATCGAGTCTGGCTACAGTTGCTCCGCGACCTCCAGCAGGCGAGCAATCCCGAGAGCTGGCTGGGCAACTGGCTTAGGCCGACCTGCGCGACTGACGATGTGCCTGGCCAGTTGCAACTCTGGTGGCGCTGCCCTAGCTGCCAGAGCGAGCACCTGCCAGAGGTGCACCAGGGCCGCGAGTGTTGCCTGTATTGCTCCTATCGGTCGGAGGTGCTCCAGTGACCCACGTCTGCCCGACCTGTTGCGAGCACGAGCTGGTGCCTCACCCGTCACTCGAGGGCTGGTTGCACTGCCCGGGGTGCAGCCGTGCAGTGCTGGCCGACGACCTGGCCGACCTGGTTGAGCGCCTGGCCGAGCAGGGTGCGGACCAGTTGACTCGAGACATCCTGGCCTGTTGGCGCGACAGCGAGTGCCGTGAGGTCACGGGAGGCGGCGGAGATGACGGCCTGTCGCTTACCTTCATGCGACCACTGCCCGATGAACGCTTAGTCAGGGAATCTACCAAGCCGATCGCTCCCCTCCTTTATCCGCTCCAGGTGCATCGCGTTAAATGCTCTTCAGACGATATGCGGCGGGCGTTGCACGATTGGATACGGGCTCAGCCGTCGCCCCAGGAGGTGGCCGAGTTGCTAGAGCTACTGGGAGGCCTGCGCAGGGCGCGCCCTTGACAAATCTTCAAATATCACTACACTACAGCTATCCCCGTGTGCCCTTTTATAGGAGACGCGGAAAGAATAGCTCCAGCACTCCTGGGGCTTTTTTATTTGGAGGCCCGTGACAATCCGGCTAAGTAAGTGGGAGCAAGACGCGATGGCCAACGAGCAAAGGCGCCTGACGCCATTCAAGAAGCTGAGCAAGTCCAAACTGGCTGCGTTAGCGCACCTGCGTTGGTCTATTCTCCGCGCAAAAAAGGGAGGCAACCATGGACAGTAATTTCATCAAGGACCCCGCGAATCCAGTCTTAATCAAGAGCGAGGTGGCTGGTTCGTACGCCAATGGCATCACTCCAGCGCGCCTCAAGTGGACGACCGACGAGGCGGTTGCCAAGTCCGACGCCGGACTGGTCGCCGCTGTCCAGGATACTGGCGAGGCCTTATCTGTTAGGTTTGCTCCCATTGCTTTGCCCTGTGCTCGTAACATCCGGGCAGTTGCGGGAGGCACTTCAACCGACATCAAGGCGATTCAAGCCACGGTCTACGGTTTGCGCAACGGAGTCGAGGTTAGTGAAGTCCTGCCTGCCTTCACCGTCAACGTAGCTGGCGGTGTTGAGGGAGCGAAGACCATGGACTTCATGACTGGATACGATTTGCCACCTCACGACGGGACGGGTGCTACCACGTCGTTTGGCTGGGGCGACAAGCTTGGCATCGACCATCTGTTATACAGCAACAGCGTGCTTAAGGCTTATCATAACAAGACACCGGAAGGCGCTGCGCCTACTGTTACAACCTCCGCCAATGCTCTCGAGAGCAACGGGCTGACTCTCGATACTGCGCTGGACGGGAGCGAGGTTGCGGTAGACCTCATGCTGCCCTAGTGGGCTTTAGGCTCACGCTGGAAGGCCGTCTGTTCGGCGTTCGAGTCTGCTGGTCAATCTCTATTGGCGAGCCGTAGCTACCCGACTCCCTTCTCACGGGCGGGGGCCGTAGCCGCCAGGATCCCCGGCCGCGCCACAGAGCGTTTTTGGTTTTTCGGGGGGTTGACAGCCCAGTTTTTTTCGTCCTCAAACCTAAATTTACCTAAACATTTTCCGGCGCCCCGGCGCTGAGCGGCATAGCCGGGCGGGTAAAATGTCACGAGCCAAAGCCAGGATTACGGAGGAGCGCGAGCAAAAATTCTGCGAGGCACTGATGCGGGGGGCCACGAAGCGGGCTGCGGCGATTGAGGCCGGTTACAGCGAGCGGTCTGCTCACGTCCAGGCGTCAGAGCTATTGCAGCGCCCAACAGTTCGAGCCCGACTTGAGGCGTTTTACAAGCGCGACGAGGCCGAGGTCCTGGCCAGCCGTGAGGTTATCCGGCAGCTTATGTTTGAGCAAGCTGTAGCCTGCCCCGATGACATCTTTGACGACGACTGGGAGATCCGTCCGAAGCGGGACATTCCTGCCGCAGTTCGGAGCCTGGTGTTGTCGGTGCGCAAGTTTGATAGCCCGGACCAGGGCAGCAGCCTCACCGTAAAGCTCCTCAATCTCGAGACAATCCGGCGCAGCTACTTAAAGCTTTTCGCTGCGCCGGCTAGCCAGGCCGAGAGCCTGGAAGACGCAGCCGCGGCTGTCGAGCAAGAGATGGATGTCCTTTTTGCTCGGATGGATGAGCCGGATGAGGACGAGCTCGAACCTGACGAGGACGAGTGAGAGTCCCGGAGGAGCCGCCAGAGCGTTTACACGCCAAGCTAGCAAAAGTTGCCCTGGTAACGGGCCTGACCATACTCGAGCTCTGGTCTCGCCAGAGCCGAGCCACCAAGATGGCGGCCTGGAAAGATATCTGGACCGCATTCTGGTCCGGGCTGTCCCTGAAGAAGCGCGCGGCCCTCAAGGCAAACTGGCGCTTTTGGGGTCGCCCGGCGCAGCAAACACCCGTAGGAAAGTTCTTCATTTGGCTTATCCTGGCGGGTCGAGGCTGGGGAAAGACCAGGACCGGCGCGCAGTGGGTAATCGAGCAGGCGCGTAAGCGGCCTGGGTCGATTGGCTGTCTCCTGGGCGCTACCAGCGCGGATGTCCGGGACACGATGATCCACGGGGACTCGGGCATTTTGGCTTGCAGTCCACCGGACTTTATGCCGGTTTGGGAGCCTTCGAAAAACTGGCTTACCTGGCCGAATAAGGCTCGAGCCTTGGTCCGCACGGCAGAGAAGCCCGACCGAGTCCGCGGGCCCAACCTGGACTGGGCCTGGGTAGACGAGTTCGCCGCCTTTCGCTTTATTGAGCAGGCGTGGGAAATGCTGCAGATGTGCCTACGCAAGGGCGCGAATCCGCAGGTCTGCATCACCACCACGCCTCGGCCGCTGCCGCAGATCATCCACCTGGTGGAGCAGGCTGCCAGCAATAAGGGCGAGGTGGTCTGCACTCGTGGCTCGAGCTGGGATAACTACTGGGTCCTGTCGAGTCGGTGGTTTAAGCGGGTTGTTGAGGGAGCGAAAGGCGCTCTGGCCAGACAAGAGGTCTGGGCGGAGATCCTCGACCGGGTTGAGGGTGCGCTTTGGTCCTTTGAGCAAATTTGGGCTCTACAGGTCGACCACGTGCCCGAGAACCTGGAGGCCATCGTTGTTGCGGTTGACCCCTCGGAGGAGGACGGCCCGGACAATGACGAGTGCGGCATCATCGTTGCCGGCAGGGACTCGAATTTGCACGGTTACGTGCTTGAGGACTTGTCGGAGAGATGCGCCGCGCCGGTCTGGGCTCGCAAGGCCTACGAGGCCTACCTGCGATGGGAGGCTGATTGCATTGTCGTCGAGACCAATCGCGGCGGCAAAATGGTCCGGGCCACCATCTACAGCGTGATACGCGAGGGAGAGCCACGGCCTCGGATTGTCGAGGTAAAGGCGAGCAGAGGCAAACGCACCCGGGCAGAGCCCTGCAGTGCCGTCTGGGCCGAGAGACGTTTCCACATGGTTGGCAAATTTTCGAAACTGGAGAATGAGATGTGCACCTATGTCCCTGGCGTATCGAAGAAAAGCCCGAATCGCCTTGACGCCAAGGTCTGGGCAGCCGCACATCTATTCCCGCATCATCGGGCTGCGTAGTTGATTAACTGGCTCAACGAGTGGTGGTGCCACGACAAGCAAAGGATTGACGGCTACGCGCTGCGTCAGCAGTTATTCGAATCCGATCACAAGTCTGCATTTTCCAACAAGAGCGCCAAGCTGCCAGACCACCTGCGGGAGAAGAACTATCTAATCCAGGACTATCCTAAGCTCGTCACCACAACCTACGCAGATCTGATGTTTGGCCAGCCGCCGGTTATCAGTCAGCCCGGCCAACAAAAATACATCGACCACTTGGTGCGTTCCAACCAACTCGTTACCACTTGGTATGAAGCGGAGCTGAGTGTTTCCTTTCGTGGTGACCAGGTTTACAAGGTCAGCATCTTGCCAGAGCGACCAGGTGGCCAACTGCGGGTCTACATCGAGGAATATCCGGCTTACAGCTACTTTGCTGAGTTGGACCCGGACAACCTGAGGCGGGTGTTGAGTCATTGTTTGGCGTGGGAACTGGTGGCCGGCGAGAAGCGCTATCTGCGAGTCGAGCACCATGAGCCCGGCCTCATAGTCAATGAATTGTTCGAGCTCGAGGGGCTGACCAAGGTCAAGCGACAGGTCCCATTGTCGTTCATTTATGGAGACAGGGCTCCGGCTGAGCAGATCGACACACGGGTACCCTTCAGTCTGCTGCTGCACGGCCCAAACCTGCGCCACTGTGGCCGGTATTTTGGCCAGAGTGATTACACCGAGGGCCTGATTAGCCTGTTCGATGAGGCCAATCAAAGATTGACCTCTTTGGCGTCAATCCTGGACAGGCATAGCGACCCAAAGCTCATACTTCCAGCCGGGTCGGTGGGACGTAAGAGCGCGGTCGCCGTGCAAGACATGGAGTGGTTCGAGGTCAATCCCGAGGATGCTGCCACAGGGGCACCTCGCTACCTGACCTGGGATGCCCAGTTAACGGCCTGCTTTGAACAACTCGAGCTCATAGACGCGAAGATTTTCGACTACTCGGACATATCTCCAGCGATGTTCGGCCGCGACAAGGCTGGCAACATCGAATCGGGCAGGGCGATGCTGATGCGCTTTGCTCGCATGCTGACCAGGGCGGGGCGCAAGGCGCTCTATCGCGAGCCAATCATGCAGCAGGCGATTTTCCTTGGAATGCACCTGGCGGCCGCCTGGCGCTCCAACCTTTCCCCTGAGTGGAGCGACTGGCCAGAGCCGTCGGGGCACTGTGAGGTCATTTGGCGCAACGGATTGCCGCGCGACGACCGTGAGCTGACCGAAGTCGCAACGGCTCAGGTCGCGGCTCGCCTACTGAGCAGGCACGACGCAATCCGGTATATTCGCCAGGTGGGCGACGTTGAGGCAGACGCAATCCTGGCGCGCATCGACGAAGACGAGAAAAAGAGTTCCGCTGGTGACAGCGAGATAGACCAGGAGACGCCGATCGCGGTGGAGCCTGAGGAGGAAACTGATGGCATTTCAACCCCCGACCCCTCCTAGTCCAACTCCCTCCACAGGAGGGGTGCCGACTAGCGCTCCCGAGCAGCAGGGAGACGCTGGAGACGGTGGCGGCAAGTCCGCGCCCAACTCCCGCGAGCAAGCGCTCCTGCGCAAGCTGCGCAAGGCAGAAAAGGAGGCAGCCGCCCTGCGTGAGGCCGACGAGGCACGAAGGCATGGCGAGATGTCAGAGTTTGAAAAACTCAAGGCTGAGGCGACCAAGAATGCCGCTGAGCGCGACGAGGCTCGCGCCAAGCTGCAAAAGCAGGCGATCCAGCACAGGTTCGAGCGGCAGGCCGCAGAGTTCGGAGCCGTGGATCCGTCCGCGGCTTACAAGCTCGCGGATTTGTCGACCGTTGAGGTTGACGAGTCCGGCGAGGTTTCAGGGCTGGACACTGTTCTTTCGAGCATGAAAACCCAATACGGCTTCCTTTTTCAGCAACCCCCACCCCCCGNGGCCCCTACCGGAGCCGGAAGCCACGGAGGCAATCCTGTTGCCGGCAACCCTGGTGGAGCTTTGACAGCCGACCGAATCGGTCGCATGACCTCTGCTGAGTTTGCCGCATTACAGGCGCAGGCCGGAAGTGGCCAGCTTAAAATTTAAGGAGCTAGCCAATGCTTA